GCGGCTGATTTCGGGGCCAAGGGCAAGTTGGACGAGGCACGTAAACTTGAAGCTGAGATCGATGCAGCGTATATGGATGGTCGAGTGACCGCCTAAGCTGAATCGGTTTAACCAAACCTGTTTAGGAGCTTAAAATGCCCGCTGTTTACCCGGTACAAGCGCCGTTTGATACGAGCACCTCGTATTCAGGCGCGTTTATCCCGACCCTGTGGTCGGGCAAACTGCTTGCCAAGTTCTACCAGAACACCATGCTGTCCGAGATTGCCAACACGGACTATGAGGGTGAGCTGAAGAACCAAGGCGACACCATCCGCATCCGTCTCGCCCCGACGATCAGCATTTCTGATTACACGGCTGGTATGAACCTGAACTACGAGGTTCCGACCCCGATTTATCAGGACATGCAAGTCAACAAGGGCAAGTATTTCGGTGTTCAGGTCAACGATGTTCTGGCGTATCAGTCGGACATGAACCTCATGAACATGTTCACCGAGGACGCGGCCAAGCAGTTGAAGATCCAGATCGAGAACGAGGTCTTCTTCAACTCCTTCGTCACCGAAGGCCCGGATGCTGCGAACAAGGGTGCGTCGGCTGGTGCGATCTCCGCTGCCTATAACCTCGGTACGGACACCACTCCGATCGATCAGGCAACGCCCGAGAACGTCCTGAAGGCAATCCTGCGTATGTCGACGGTTCTGGACGAGCAGAACGTGCCGGAAGACGGCCGTTGGCTGGTTTTGAGTCCGTTTGACCGCCATCTCCTGATGCAGTCGAACCTTGCGCAAGCCTACTTCACTGGTGACTCGTCTAGCACGATCCGTACTGGCAAGATCGGTATGATCGACCGCTTCACGGTCTATGTGTCGAACCTGCTCCCGCGTGGCGCTGCTGGTAAGGCGCTGGTTCCCGGCCTTTCGGATACGGCCACCGGTGCGTCGGTTGGTAGCGCTAAGGCACGTCGTGTGATGATGGCCGGTACCAAGGCTGCGGTTTCGTTTGCGATGACCGTGAACAAGACTGAGCCCCTGCGTAACCAGACCGACTTCGGCGATATCGTCCGGGGTCTGGCGGTGTATGGTCGCAAGACTGTCAAGCCGCAGGCTCTGGTTCTGGCTCAAGTTGGTTCGGCGACCTGATCGTGATCACGGGGGCTTCGGCCCCCGGCTTATCTAGGAGATTGATATGCCCAGCGTGACTTCCTATGGCCGCATGGTTGGCGGCGTAACCACTGGCCTTACGGCTGGTACCACCCAGACGGCTGCGGGTGCGACGGCTCTGACCGGCGCTATCAACACCGTCACCGTTGTTGGCACTGACAACGACGGCGTTATCCTGCCCTCGGGCCGTGGTCAAGGTGATCGTGTGACGGTTGCCAACCTCGATTCGGCGCAGGACATCAAGCTGTACCCCAACACGGGCGGCACGATCAATGGCGCAGCGGCCAACACCCCGCTCGTCGTCGGTCAGCAGCAGGTGGTGGATTGTGTTCAAATCGGTACCGATGGTCTGACTTGGATCGCCATTCTTGGCGCTGTCGCAACGCCTGCGTAATAGGCGAGTGGAGGGGGTAACACCCCTCCACTTTATTCGGAGCACTTCATGACTCTTGACGATATTCTGGCCCACACCAAAGGCGAGATCCTCGCCAACAAAGCAACCGCCATCATCGATGGGGTGTACACCGTTCTGGCTGTTGTTGAAGGCTCGGAGTGGGTATTGACGGAAGCAGGACGTGCTGCGGAAGCCGAACTTTCGAACGTGTTGGCACAGAAACCTCGCAAAACCAAAAGCATGCTGGTAGAATCACAAGTGGCTGTGTCTGAGCCCGCACTGGGGCTCCAACCCCAAGGGACGCCATGAAAGCTCTGAGCGCATTCTTTCCGCGTATCCTGCCGTACCTACCGGGCTGCTCGGAGCCGCTTGCTGAGCAAGCGCTACGGAATGCTGCGATTGAGTTCTGTGAAGCTGCACAGGTTCTCCGACAGGACCTCGACCCGTTCAACACAGTCGCGAACGTCTTTCAGTACGACCTAGACCCCCCGACGAACCAGCACGACATCTGCCGTGTGTTCAGTGTCATCCTCGATGACATATACTCGTTGCAGGGTGTCCCAGTCGAGGCTGTTCGTACTGTTCCTCAGACCAATTCCCTCCCCCGTGGGTTCTACACTGACCGCACGGATTCGTTGCTTACGCTCAGGCTGACGCCCACGCCTGACAAAGCTTACGCAGCCGTTGTCAACGTCGCTCTGCGGCCGAAAATCACGGCAACGACGCTTGACGACGATCTTTACAATATCTGGATTGATCCGCTGGTGGCGATGACCATCTCCAAACTGGCGCTTATTCCGGGTCAACCGTTTACCAATCCCGGCCTTGCACGTTACATGGAAGAGGCCGCAGCCCGTCAGACAGTGAGTTCTCGCATCGAAGGCAACTATGGCCTCCTGCGTGGCTCCATGCGCGTGCGTACGCGCCCCTTCGCGTGAGGTAACCCATGGCTCTTACTGCTCAGTCCATCATTCGTCGTGCGGTTGAGACGCTGCAAGACACTACGTCGGTTCGTTGGCCGGTAAACGAGCTGGTTCGGTACCTCAACGACGGTCAGCGAGAGGTTGTTCTCTATCGTCCTGACTCGATGGTCACCAACTCCACCATTACGTGTGTGGCGGGTACCAAGCAATCGCTTCCGGCTAACGGTGCGAAGCTCATCGAGGTCATTCGTAACGCTGCGGCTACGAGTGACAAGAAGGCCGTACGGATGATCAACCGAGAGATTCTCGACGCTCAGACCTCTGGCTGGCACAACATCACCGGGTCGGTGAATGTTCTCCATTTCATGTACGACCCGCGCGACCCGAAGGTCTTCTACGTTTATCCGCCTGCTACGACTTTGGCGCAGTTGGATATCGTCTACTCGGCCTACCCCACCGACATCACTGAGCCCGCCGATGGCGCGCTCTACACGGCTGTCTCGGGCAACATCAGTCTGCCGGATATCTACGGCAACGTGCTGCTTGACTACATTCTGTATCGGGCGTACACCAAGGACAGTGCTTACGCTGGCAACGCGGCTCGTGCGCAGGCTCACTATGCTGCCTTTGCCAACGCGCTGGGTATTGAGATCCGCGCCACCGTTTCCGTCGCACCCAACCCGGTTGATAATCCCAACCGTGGCACGATGACACAAGCCGCGTAAGGACATGAGCAATGGCCGAAAAGATCAGGCTTGTACAGGGTGATACAGGACCGCAGGTTCGTCTTACCTTCACCGATGAGACCTCTGGTGACCCGACGGATCTGACGGGCGCTACGGGCACGCTGTACGTTCGGCTGGTGGGCAGTACGACGGTTGTCATCACTCGTGCGTTGTACATCAACCCAGCCACGGCCGTTAACGGTGTGGCGTATATCGTATGGGGTGCAGGCGACCTCAACCAAGATCCGGGTGACTATGAGGGTGAGGTTGAGATCATCCTTGGTACCGGCGAGAAGATCACGATCTTCGATCTGTTGAAGTTCAGGATTCGCGCGGACTTCACATGAACCTTGATGTTGTCTGGAAGAAGCTTGTAATCGATGCCGACAATGGGTCCATCGAGCTTGTTGGTTCGCCCGAATACGTCACGCTGGCTACCGAGGTAGGTCTCTTCATCTGGTTCATCTACAAGGAAGACACCGCCACGCTCAGTGATGGCACGGCGTTTTCGTTCGGCAAGCTTCTGACAGACACACCGTTCGTATCAGACGCACAGGCTCGTGCGTTCGGCAAGTACGCTGCTGACACCCTGACCGCGATGGATGCGCGGACATTCGCGTTTGGTAAAGGCCTGTTCGACACCGCCGCAGCGGCGGATGCACTGGCTAAGACTCTAACCCGCACGCTACCCGGAGAGACGGCTACAGTCGTTGACTCTGCGGCTCGTACGTTCGGTAAGTTCTTGACGTCTACCGCTACGGTTACAGACGATCTGGATGGCGAGGCAACGACTGAGGACGACCAAGAGATTCAGTTCTTCAAAGTCCTGAATCACACGACCTCAGCGGCCGATACAAAGACGCTGACTGTGGATTTGGCAAAGGCTGACACCACCAACGCATCGGATGCCGGGTCTTTGCGTAGCCAGAACTACTGCGACTTCACCTACTTCGCCGAAGACTACGTCGGCCAATCACGAACCTTCTGAGAGGGAAACATGATAAACGATCAACTGAAATTCACAGGCGAAGTCAAGCTTGTTCTTCGCGACAAAGACGGCAACGTCAAAGACACGCGCGAGGTCAAGAACCTCGTAGTCCGTGCGGGCCTTGCTTTCATCGCCAGCCGGATGCGTGACGCCACGAAGGCAGTCATGTCGCATATGGCTTTGGGATCGTCCAGCGCGGCTGCAAGCGCTGAGCAGACTGATTTGACGAGTATGCTTGGCTCGCGTGAGGCTCTCGATAGCACGACGATCACGGGCACCTACAACGAGAAGGTCCAGTACGTCGCCACGTTTGAGGCAGGTGATGCGACCGGCGCGGTGGTTGAGGCCGGTATTTTTAACGCATCGACAGGCGGCGATATGTTGTGCCGAACTGTGTTCTCAGTTGTGAATAAAGCAGCCGATGATACCCTTGCTATAACTTGGACAATCACGATCGCTGCTGCTTAATTGTTTTGACCGAGTTTTGAGGTAGTGAAATGACTACGATTGTTACGAGAGCGGGAAAAGGAACACCTCTGACTAACACAGAGGTGGATTCTAACTTTACGAATCTCAATTCCAACAAACTCGAACTCGGTCAGACATTCTCAGCCGCGACAGCCAACGCAGTTTTATATTTTGACGGCAGCAAAATTGTAAGTAATGGATCTGCGCTTACGTTTAGCGGTTCTAATTTGGTTGTTGGCGGAACCATTTCCGAAACCGTCTCTAGCACGCAGTACCTCGTAGCCAGTCAGTATGACGTAGGCACAAACCCCAACCAGATCCCGCTCAATCAGTATCTGGGCGATATGGCATTCCAGAGTAGTGCCGGGGTGTCGGTGGGCGCTTTAACGGCTTCTGGGGCCGTTACCCTTTCCGGCGGTACTGCTAACGGTGTTGTCTATCTCAACGCCTCTAAGGTTGCTACTAGTGGGACGGCGCTGACTTATGATGGGACGACACTAGCAACCCGTGTTACTGCAAGCGGAACATTTCAGCTTGCATATTCGGGAACAAACTTAACTAACGCTGATTTTAATGTTCGCATTGCAAACAACCTGACCGATCTTCAAGTTTC